AAGTGAGGATGCAAACGAAGATAGATTAAAAACCTCTTCTTCTATCGAAATTGTAAAAAGTTTTAATCATATAGAAAAAATAAATGATGTTATTACAACTCTTATGTCTGATATAGAAAATATGGAAAAAAATATTTCTACTATAAAAAATCTTGAAGACACAAAAAACAAAATAACAAGTTCTGTTCTTAATCTTGCAAAAGATAATGGCATTAGTTTAAAACACTCTGTCAATTCTTCTAAGGGTGAAAATACTTGGACTGGAAAAGTTCGTAAATTAAAAGAAATGAACCTGGAAGAAATTGAAACTAATCTATATGATGTTGAATATTCGAAGGGATTACAGCAAGTTGCGGAAATTAGTGACGCTGCAATTATAAAACAGATTAGGCTTGATGAAAATGATTATAATGACATGATTGTTCAACAAAGAAATCTTATTAATAAATATAAGAAGAAGTCTGATGATAATGAAGAAAAGGCAAGACTCTTGTTAAAAGAAAATTGTGCAATAAAGGATTTTCTTAAAGATAAGGGTATTGAATTGGATGGTGATAAATTATGAAAACAAAATCAGGAATTATATTACCAGACAATTATCAGTTTTATGTTAAACCTACTGAATTAGAAATTTCGCAAAGAAAACTTGAGGGATATCAAAAACTTGCAAAAATAAGACAATGGGGAATTAAATATCCGACCAGGTTTATGTCTGAATTTATAGGTGTAGAACTTTTGGATTCACAAGAGTATACATTTATGATGAGCTGGATTACTCCGTTTGTTTTATGGCTTGAAAGTAGAAGTGCCGGAAAGACAACAAAACTTGCTTTATTTGCTATGGTAAGGGGATTGTTAGCAGATTTACCATACAGAATCTATATATGTTCTGGAACAGCTGATCAATCGCAAGAAACTTTTCGTAAGATAGAAGATATTGCATTAAAAAACATAGGTTCTATGACTGGTTTAACAGATGTTTTTAAAAATGAGGTAGAAATTAGACAAGCAAACTCAAATGGATTTATCCATAATCCAATGGGATTTACATATAAACTCTATAATGGAAGTTTTGTAAAAACTTTAAATAGCAATATAAATGCAAAAAGAGGTAAAAGATGTGAAGCAGTTTACTTTGATGAGGGAGGTTGGCTTTCAGAGGAAGAATTTAATGTAATTGGTGCGTTTACAGCACAAGATGCGAATTTTAAATTAGGTGGTAATTTAAATGTGTCTACTATTCCTAAAGAGTTCCCACATCAACTACTATATGCTTCTTCCGCATCTTCTGTAGACACTGCTTTTTATCAAAAATATAGAGATTTTTCTAAAAAAATGTTACTGGGAGACCCGAGATATTTTGTTGCAGATCTTAACTGTGATATTGTTATTAATTCTACCTTTCATGGAAAAAAATACCCAGCTTCGTTATTAAATAGAGAAACTATTGATAATGAAATTCGTAATAATCCTGAAAAAGCCAACAGAGAATATTATAATCAGTTTACACAAGATGCCGGAGCAAATCAAATTATCAAAAGGGCTTTGATTGTTCGTAATTCATATAATCGCCCACCAGTTCTTTATAATGATACAAACACTAGAAAATTCGTACTCGCATATGATCCAGCGCGCTCAACAGATTTGTCAGTTATTGGTATTGGAGAACTATTATATGATGAAGAAAACGGCTATACAATGGATATTGTTAATGTTGTATCTTTTGCAGACTTAGGATTAAGAAAAAGAACTCCGATGATGACACAAGAACAGATTAAAGAAATTCATAAAATACTTCTTGATTATAACGGTGATGCTTTAGATTATGACAATATTGAGCTTTTTATGGCAGATGCAGGTTCAGGTGGTGGTGGTAATTCATGGGTTCGAGATAGTCTTATTGAAGACTGGAAAGATAAATCCGGAAAAATTCATCGTGGATTGATTGATAAAGAATATACAAATGGTGACGTTTATTCTAAAAGATATCCAGATGCTGTACCAAAATTAAAATTAATTGAACCAGCGAAATACAAATCAGAAATGTATGAAGCTTTAATTAAAATGGTTGAAGCAGATAAGATACATTTTACTGAAAAATATGATAACAAAGGTTATCTTAATATTCTTGAAGTTGATAATGAACTTATGCAAAAATCAGAAGCTATGATTCGAAAAGAATTGGATAAGTTAGATTTGGATGTAAACGAATATGAAGAAATGCTTGAAGAAAGATTGTCTGAAATTGAGTCTGCAAAAACTAAAATTCGAAAATTATCTATTGACGAAGAAGCTGCATTAGTTCAGATCGATGTTATGAAAGAAGAAATCGTTAATATTTGTCGTATTAAACGTGATGGTGGAAAAGATGGATTTAGGCTACCTGCTCACAAAGATGCAGACACAGGTGTTTCAGAAGCTACTATGCATGACGATCATGCGTATGTACTGGCAATGCTAGGCTGGTTTTTATCTGAAAAACGTCTTGAACATATAAAAAATAAAAAACGTAAAAAAAACATTACCAATCTTGCAGATCGCTTACCAATCCGTACAGCGAAGCGTCATTCTTATTTCGATTAATAATAAATCTAACACTATCCCATCAACCAACACCAACTACTCTCCCACTTCTTACTTCTTAAAATAAATTCCAATCAATCCAAATCAAAAACAATAAATAGAAAGGCAGGTGTACCAATGGGTAGACCCAAAGGTAGTAAAAATAAGCCAAAGGTGCAGGACGGTACACCTATTTCAAATAAAACCGTTAATACAGCTGCCTCAACTTCCACTTCGAAGTCAAAGGTAGCTCCTAAAACAACTAAAACAGTCAATACAAAATCAACCACAACTAGAAATCAAACAAAGAAACTAGATAAAGTTGATAAATTACTGTTAAACAAATCAGCCACTGTTCCAACTATTGATACACCAAAAGGGAAGAAAACTGTAGCTGAAATGTCAACAACACTTACAAAGCATGAGCGTGTGCTTGAAATGGCAAAAACCACAAAAGCAATGATAGATGCCTTGCAGCTTACCGATTTGTCTAAAACTGAATCGCGTACTTTCCAGACCTATTCCAGGGAAACACTTCGTACTTATATGAAATCACCAAAATCATACGAGTCTCAGTTAAGAAATTTAAGCCGGTATCTGTACAGACTTTGCTATGAGTACAGACGTATCTGTTTACACTATGCGACGATGATTTGTGGAGATGCATTTAATATTATCCCATTGGATGATCCTACGCAGGAAATGACTCCGGAGGAACGTACCAATACTTGGTATGAAACTATGATTCGTTGGCAACGTATGGATTTTGCCAGCGAACTTGTAAAACTACTTCTCGTAACTTGGCGTGAAGATTCTGTATATGCATATGTTTATGATGACTCAGATCAGGAAGGTGGAACTTGTTTCTATCAGATTCTTGATGGAGATTATTGTAGAGTATCATCTGTTGAAGCAGGTGTATTCAGATTTGCATTTGACTTTTCTTATTTCAGATCACATGAAGCATATCTTGAATATTGGGATTCTGAATTCAAATCTAAATATGAAGCATATCAGAAAGATTCTACATTAAGATGGCAGGAACTTGAATCTGAAAGACAAGTTTGTTTTAAGGTAAATAGTGATGATCCAACTATGGATTACCCACCCCTCGCAGCATTATTCCAAACGATCATAAATGCCATAGATTTACAGGAGATTCAGGCCGTCAAGGACGAACTTAGTGCTTATAAACTTCTTGTAGCTAGACTAAAACCATTAAGTGGTACTTCTGATCCGGACGATTTTGAGATTGATCCGGATACAGCGTTGAAATACTATAATAAACTTGCAGCTAATGTTCCCCCATGTGTTAATGTTGTGCTCTCTCCTATGGAAATTGATACAATTGAATTTAAAGATCTGAATAATACAGATGATACTGATATGATTTCAAATTCAATATCTAATATTTTCAAGCATATTGGTGGTGTGATTCTTGATTCAGATAAATCTGGAACAACAATTTACGAAGCACAGATTATTGCAGATATGAAATATGGTCAGAGTACTCTTTTACCACAGGTTCAAAGATATTTAAATCTATATTTTAATTATGTAGTTGGTACAGGACATGGATACTTTAAGTACATAGACGGTGTTTGTCCTTATACAAGAAAAGCAAAACGTAAAGAACTTATTGAATCTG